ATGGTTTGCTTATTGCTGTAGCTGTAACTCCCCAACCAAGAATTCTCATATCTTTACCAGCAGAAGATTGTATTTTTAAACTAAGAGTTTTTCCAGAACCTCTTAATTTATTTTTAGTTACAATAACACTATCACCATAATCAAAAGGATCGCTTACCCCTGTAGGAATATAATTTCTTAATAGTCTATAGGCTTGAAATTGATCTCCCCACTTACCACTATTAGCTGAATCAGCCCAATTCCATTGTGCTTGTACTAAACAAGAGGATTGATTACTTAATATTAAGTCAGTTCCATCTAATTCATATCCATCTTCAGTTCTATTAAAGTAAAAAAAGATATAAGGTACTTGTTTTTTTCTCATAGTATCTTGAAATAATTCATATCCTGTTACAAGATAACTAGAAAAATCAGCTCCCGTTCCAGAACCAGCAGTTTCCCAATCAGTATAACTTGAACTATTAAGTTTAGATATAGTAAAAGATGTTCCTTTAATAGTTAAATAACTAAATTGTGAGCTTTCACTTGATACAATATCTTCTGTAATAATTACAGTTGCAGAAGTAGATGATAATACTTCATCTGTTCCTGCCATAACAATTGAATCAGCTGATGCTAAAGAATATCCAGGAATTTCTACATAATCTGCAACATAAGGAGAGTTACTAGCTAAACTTGAAAATGAATTTGTATAAAAAGCTTGTAATGTTAAATCTAAAACTAACTCTTTATTATAAGAATTTAAATAATTTGCACTAGTATATGTGTCAGAATCATTATATATCCAACGAACTCTATTTTCTTTTTCATCATAAAATCCTTTACAATTATTTTTACCTAATGTAGGTATATCTAAAAATAAAGTTTGAATTGTAGTTAATGAAAGTGATTTTGCACTAAATCTACCTGAAACTTGTTCAGGATTTATTAAATAAATACCCGCTTTAGACCAATATAAAAAATTACCACTTACGTTTACAATTGATTTTGCACTTTTAATTCCATTAGGGGAAACTTTACTAGATTGAAAAGATGTAGCAATAAAGCCACCAGTATCACCATAAATTTCCCAAACACCATTATCTGCAAATACTAATATAGAAGCTTGACTTGCAATAATCTTAAGTATTTGTGTTGCTTCAGGTATTTGAATAGAACCACCATCACTAGTAACTAAATCATTAAGATCAGGATCTGTTGGATCTGCTTCTTGATAACAAAATCCTAATTTATCATCTCCAGTAATTACTGATGTAAAAAATATATAACCAGAATAATTAGGAGACCTTGAATCAGAAGAAGTTATATTAGAATTAATTCCTGAATAAAATAATCTTCCTGCATAAGAACAAACAGTTGTTATATTACCAGCTTCTTGATCTGTTACTAAACCACTTATTCCTGATTTTGATATTCTTGATGATCCTCTATTAAAAGCATCAATAATATAACTACCTTTAGCAGCTTGAAAATTAGAAGTAGAATTATTTTTTAAAGTTGTAGGATCAAATTTTTCAAAATTAGCATCAGAAGGATTACTAATTTTTCCTAAAGTCCAAGGGTCAGCATTACTAGGATAAACTCCAAGAACAGTAAATGTCCTATCTATAGCATCTGCACCAGTAGTTGTTTGAACTCCTGTTGCCCATCCTTGATTTCTTAAATTATATTTATGAGAAACTGAAAGAGTTGCCGGTCTATTATTTACATCAAGAGTATCATCAACTCCCCAAATATCTCTAACTAAAATACTAATAGTTGATTGTGTAACAGTATCAGTAGTAGTATTATAAGTTAGTAATACAGGTTTACTTAAATCTGCAGATACAATTATTAACTTATTATTAATTGTAGTTGTTTCAATTTCTGAAGAACTTAAACCAGAAATAGTTATAGAAGAAGCACTATTTAATAAATTACTACTAGGAGCATTTGTTAATAAGTCTACAAACCAAAGCTTATCATTTATTCTTACAACGCCAATAGCTTTAGTTGTATCTCCACCAGGAGTTTCCCATTTATGAAAGGACTGCTTACCTGTTGCTAATTGTCCTGCTGTAAAACCAGTACTTGTTAAACTATAGCCACCTTCATAATCTACTCCTAGACGTCTAGATCTAGAACCATCTCTTTCAAGAACAAAGTTTTCCTCATCAATAGAAGCATTTTCAGGAAAGGTTAAAGGACTTGCTTCGGTAATAAGTCCCTTTACAAAGGTTCTATAAAGTTTTTCTGTTCCTGCAGCCATTAATCTTCCTTAGAAGTAGAGACTTTTTTCTTTGATTCTTGTTTATCTAAATATTGATTTACAGCTGTTTGAGCATAAGTTTCATTAGTAAAAATTCCACTAAGTTCTAAAGGTAGTTCTCCACCAGTTGTAAATTGAATCTTATACTGAGCAGTACTCTTATCCCTTTGTATTTCTATATTTTTACCATTAGGAGTTGTGAATGTTTTCATTATTTGTTCATCTTCTTAAGTGTTTGTGCTAGACGTGCACGTTGACCCATTTTACCTGGTTTCTTAGCAGCTTTAGCTAACATACCAGCTGGAATTGTTTTACCTGCTTTTACCCCTAGGGCTTTTCTTAATGCTCCTGGTTTTTTTATTGCTTTTTGAATCCATTTTTCTGCCATTTTTTTTACCTTTCGAGTATTTTTCTGCATTAATAAATGCTGGAGTATTACTAGTTAACATTGACATTATTTACGTCCATAGTGAGGATAAGTAATACCATTTCTAATACGCCAAGCTTCTTGACTCATTTTACGTTTTTGAGATACAGATACTTGTTCTGCTTTAGGATTAGGCATTTGTTTAAGGGTAATAAAACAAGTTGACTTAGCTTCAGCAAGAAGATAAGTAAACATTTGAACTGGAAGATCAGGAGTAAAAGAGTCTGTTAATGTAAAGGCTACTGACTTTTTACCATGACACTGAGTATTGTTTGCAGTTAAATTAACTTCTTTAACAGAATCATAAGAATCAAATACTAAATTCTCATCATCAAATGAAGTAAAGTAAGAAGGTCCTCTATCATTATAAACATTTATTTTAATTCCAGTTGAATCACTTACCACTGTAATAAGAGGATTACTACTATCTCTATTATCAGTAATATGTAAGAATTCTTCAGGAGTTTTATATTCTATAACTTGATATAAATTTTTAGTTGCTCCTAACTCTTTATTATCATACTTGATCCATTTTAAATCTATAATGGAATCAGGTAAAGACATATGAGTAGGTCTTGCTACAGTACTAGTAGGTATTAATTGAAATAACTCATAAAGAAAAGGAAAGTCTTTTCCATCTATAATATTATAATAAGTAGACTTAACAATTTGAGCTACTTGAAGAGACTCAACACTATCATTAATAGAACTAACTTCATCTGAATCCATATCAGATAAAATATCTTGAACTATTTGAATTAAAGTCATACTAGCCATAATATTACTCCGTTAACCTTATTGCTATCATATTTGCTTCATCTACAGTAATAGCAGTAGCTGACGAAGTAGCATCTCCAGCAATATAAATAGAAAGAACTTGTGAAGCAGTAACTGTTAATAGAGCAGAGCCAGATACAAATAGAGTTTCAGCACCAGGATCTGTTTTATGTACATGTATTTTACGACCTGTTGGAGTACCATCTAATGCTAATTTAAAATTATAAGCAGTACCTGCTGCAAGAGCAGCTGTTGAAAAATTAGCCCAAAAATCTACACGATATGTTCCTGCGTTAGCTAATGTCATTGTTCCATCAGCAGCAGTAGTAGTTACATTTTTTACTAACCCTTGAGTCCATGCTGTTCCAGGATCAAGTCTTGAATATGCGGAAGCGGCAGCTAATGTAAATGAAGTAGCTCCACTTGTAATATATAATTCACCATAAATCTTACCCATTGGGTATTGCCAAGTACCAGAGCCTGCTCCGTCTGCCTGATAAACTTTATTTACTAAAGCAGTAGCAGCTCCTTGAGGTTCTATGATTTTCCAAGTACCGGATCCAGCACCATCAGATACATAAACTTTATTGGCAGTAGCTGAGGCTACGCCTTTAGGTTCATGAAGATTAGCACCTGTAAGTAAACTATGTTGTATTGTCATTTAAATTCCTTAAGTAAAAAGAAGGGCCTTCAGGATGAAGACCCATCAATTTATATTACATCTTTCTAGTTCTCGTCAAGTACGTATTCAACAACAACACGTGCTTTACCAGCTGTTAGATCAGCAACAGTTGGAGTAACTACTAATTCACCAGCAGTAGCTCCAATTGTAAATCCTACTAAAGCACCAGAACCTGTATAAACAGCTCCTGCTACAGCAATAGTAGTTTGTGTTAATGTAGCAGCTGTATGCAAACCATCAGCATCAATAGCACTATTAGCTGAAGTATAAAAACCAACATCTAAATCAGTAGTTCCAGAGGTTGATGCAAAAGCTACATCAACATAAAACTTAGATGAGACAATGGTTGCATTTGCAGGAATAACTTGTTGAAGGTTACTTGCAGTTGCAGATGGAAGATCATTATAACTAAAATCCCAAATTGCAGATTTAATTATACCGTTTTTGGTGCTTTGTTGGCCACCAAATTTACCATTTGTTGTTCTAACTCCGTAAGAGTTTAAAACAGCACGTTTTGAATCAAGTTCGAAACCCATGTTATTCTCCTAGTAAGTTAAAGTTGTTGTTAAAATAGTACCTAATGTATCTACACGTTGAGCACCTAAGCCAAAACGTGAAGTTACTTGATACTTGTCTGCTCTTTCTTCGTTGTCTCTCCAACCCTCAGTCTTAGGAGCGCGTCTCCAAGCATGCATGATTGGTTTAGTACTATCGTCAGAAACACACATAAAGAGATTGGCAACATCACCAACAGCAGCAGTTGTGTTTGCTAGACCATAAGAAGAGGCATTAAGAGCTTCTGTAGCAGTCTTTACAGGTAAAAAGTTTGAAGTCCAAATATCAAAACCAAAAATGTTGCGAACAAATTTGTGATCTTTAGCAAAACCTTCTGTAATAATACCTTCAAACATTGGATTGTTAGAAACATTCACAATATTTGTAAGACTGTTTAATGTTGCTTCAACAATTGGATCAACAATTGCAATACGGCCAGCAGCAGGAACATTTGCTTTATCAAACGCAAGCTTCATACCAATTAGATCTGATATACTCATAACCCTAGTAGTAACGCCAGAACCACCACCAATCCAACGGTGAGGACGACCATTTACTAAGTTTACGTTAGCATTAGTTTGAGCAGCATTAGCTACCGCTAAGAAACGTGATTCATGGTTTTCACCAAGAGCACGTGTTGATTCCATTGCACGCATAGACATTAAAGAATCTATTTGAGCACCATCTTCACGAAGATCATCAGACACTTTCCATGCATCACCAACATAATCAGTGATAGTAAGTGTAATATTTCCTGTGTCGATAGGATTAAAGTTTAGTGGTGTATCTTCTGCAGCATCTTGAATTGTTACCGTACCAACAGTTTTAATATTTAAAGTTGTACCAGAACCGAAGTCTGAAACATCTCTATATAAACCTTCTGGCAATAGGTAATCGTGTAAATTATCAAGAATAAACTGAGAATACTGCGTAGCCTCCACAAAGGCTGTTGTATTACTCGTTAATTGTGACATGTTATTTCCTTATTGTGATAAATTTAATTTTGCTTTTTCACCAGCAATTCTCCATGCATTGACTAAATCTTTAGTCGTTGCACCCTGTTTGACTCTAGCACTTAAAGCAGACGGATCTACTTTTTGATTTAAAGACTGAGTATTAATAGAGCTAGATGATTTAGATACAGGGGCTGTTTTAGCCTCTGCTAAACCTGCTAGTTTTAATACTACATTGGGAGAGCTAGCTGCCAAGCTATTTAGTTGTTGCTCACTAAGACCATTTTCTCTAGCTACAGATTTGTAGACAGTTTCAGCTTCAGTACCAAACTTCTCAGTAAACTTTGCAGCTACCTGGGAAGCATTAGTCTTAGCTAATCTTTGTCTTTCTTTAACTTCAAGAGTTTGATCAACTAGTTGCATTAATTTATCTTGATCGAATTCAACTCCTTGGAGGTTTTCCTTAGGTTGAACGCCAGACTTAATTTCATCTAGAAGCTCTTCTGTAGTTCTACGTTTCATGAGTTCTTCTTTTAAAGTAGCAAGTTCAGACTCGAGAGTTTGAATATGCTTCTGAGCATGAGGAACTGATTTTAACGCATCTTCTACTGATGAGTACTTCTTACCATCGCCTACTAATTCGGCAGCTTCTGTCGGAATCTGGAACTGAGGTTCTTGGTTATCTTGGTTTTGACCTTCGTTGGTACTAGGGTCGATTTGATTATTATCTTCAGACATTATTTTTCTCCTTTGTCAGGTATTAAAGACTGAAGCTTAAGAAATGCTTTTTGGAAACCTAATTGATAGGCTTGATATTCAGCCCAAGAAGGAAGAGAAAAATTCTCTTCGTCTATACATTTACGTCTAGACAATTCAACTTGGTCAGTGATATACGCTTTAAGTAAATCGAAAACTTCTTGTTTTGTTAAGCTTTTTGCTTTTTCAGATTTTAAATCCATAGGATAATTATAACATAGTTTTGACTAAAAGTCAAGTACTAATTACATTGCCGGTGGCATCTGATCTTGCATTTGAGGCTGCATCATACCCTCTTCGATAGGAGTAGCCTGTTCAAGTTGCATATCTTGTTGAACTTGGTTTACTAGTTTCTGAGTTTCAGCTTGTTCAAATATAGCAACATTATCTTTAATAAATTCATATTGCTCAAAGCCCATATACTCTTCCACCATTTTAGCAAGACGTTTAGCTGATACATGTGGAGCAATAACTTGTCCCATAGGACTATTAAAGACACCCAACATATTCTGTATTAGCTGTGCTCTTGCTGCGTAATGTCTAGCACCAATTGGACGAAGTTTACCCTTAGCTGTAATATCTTCTTTAGTAATAGATAGGAAGTTAGTAACTCCTAAATCGTCATCTATAACTCTAGATATTTCAGCAATATCAAGATTACGTCTAGCCATTTCTAGCATAGTGTTAAGAATGGGTTCAATAAACTCGATCTCAAACTTATTAATCTTGTGTTGGAATATACGTCCTGCTGCATTTTGTAATTGTTGAACTTCAAAGGCTGTCTTCTCACCAGGGCTACGGATACCCATAGCTTCTTTAGGAGCTCCTGCCATCTCTTCCATAATTGCTAGTAAAGCTGCAATTTCATTATTAACTTGGAAAGCTGCTGGATTAGGAGGTAGCATAGCTACTTCACCATCCTCAGGTATATGGATAACAGCTTGTGGACCCCATTCAAAAGGTTCTACATCACCTTTGATTGTCATAGGGGGATGGATAGTAAGATCCATA